AGAACCTGATCATCCTGGACCTCCGCGACCACGGGGTGTCCCTGTTCGACCTGGGGGATGGGCTGCGGTGGGGTGAGGCGATCGCCATCGTGCAGGCGTGTCTCGGGGATACGAGGACGCATCTCGGCGCGGACGCTGCTGGCCTGGTTGCCCCGCTGTCGCTGGCGGAGATCGCCCAGATCGCTCAGGCGACGCAGGGGAAGTCCGATTTCATCTGGGCTCGGCGCCCGGACGCACCGGATGCGGCCGATGTGCAGCGGGGCCGCGAGATGCTCGCCACCCGGTCAGCGTTCCGCCACTCCGCGGGATTCGAGCAAGCCGTTCAGTAGATCAAGAAGTGGGTCACAGCTGGTGAGGCCTCAGAGCCTCCAACATTGCACTCCATCGTCTGCTGCGCCTCGACGCCGTACTGATTCTTGATCTTGACGAGCGTCTTGAACGTCCACTGGTCGTCGGTGAGGGACGAGTTCATGTTGCCGACGATCCACCGCGGCTTGAAACCGTAGGGGTAACGGGAAGACCCGGCCGACTCGCACGTGAGCATGGCGGTGCTCTGAGTGAGGCCCTGCGTGTTCGCGGTAGGCGGCGCGGGTGCGGTTTCGGTCTTGTGGACCCTGATCGTCACCGTCGACCCTGGGGCGACCTGAGTGTCCGCAGCCGGGTCCGTGCTGTCCACTGTCCAGTTGCTTCCCGCGATGACGGTCTGGTCGCCACCGTCGTATTTCCCGACGAGTCCGAGCTTCCCGAGCGCGGTGGCAGCGTCGCTGCCGGTCTGTCCCGTCAGATCAGGGACAGCAACCTGCGTTGTGGAAACCGCGGGTGAACTCTCCGCTTGCGGGCTTGCGGCACCGCCACCGACCGCACCTCCTGCTGTACCTGCAATCCCGACGACGACGGCTGCGCCGACGATCGCCCAGATCCACCAGATCTTCCACCACGGCCGCTTGGCCGCCTCGCTGCGCCGTCCTTGAGTCATGGGCCCAGCATAGCGAGCCCTGAAAGTCAGATTGGAGGTTCCCCCATGTCCGCTGAGGTCGGTTCCGCGCACATCTCCATCTTCCCGGTGATGACCGGGTTCAAGTCACAGGTCTCCAAGGGTGCGAAGGATGCCGGCAGTGCGGGTGCGGAGAGCTTCAAGAGCGGGTTCAAGGGCGCCGGGGCGAGCGCAGGCAAGTCACTGGGCTCGGATCTTAAGAGCGCGTTCTCCGGGGCGTCGGCCGGGCTTGCGGGCTCGTCGCTGAAGTCGCTGCAGGGCGACGTGGCGTCCGCGTCGGCCGCCCTGTCGAAGGCGCGCCTCAAGCAGCAGGACGATGCCGGCAAGGTGCGCATCGCCGAAGCGCGACTCAACGACACGATGGCGAAGTATCCGGCCACGTCCTCGCAGGTGGTGGCGGCGCAGGAGCGGCTCGCGTCGGCGCAGCGAAAAGCACAAGCGTCCACAGATACGGTGACGGCAGCTACCACTCGGCTGAAGAACGCGCAGGGCACGCTCTCCTCCGCCACGTCCGCCGCGTCGACGAGCATGGCCAGCCGGTTCGCCGCTGGGATGGGCGTCATGGCGGCGCACGCCACTTCCGGCGTGGCGAACATCGCCCGGAAGCTCAAGAGCGGTCTGCAAACCACTGCCGCCGGCGCGGTCACGGCCGGGGCGGCGGCGCTCGCCTATGCGTTCACCGCCGGTTTCAGCCGATTGAACGCGATCGACCAGGCGCAGGCCAAGCTCAAGGGCCTTGGTAACTCGACTTCTCAGGTGTCGTCGATCATGTCCGACGCGCTTGCCTCTGTGAAGGGGACCGCGTTCGGCCTGGGCGATGCGGCGACCGTGGCTGCGTCGGCTGTGGCCGCCGGCATCAAGCCGGGGTCCGAGCTGCAGGGCGTGCTCAAGACGGTAGCGAACTCTGCGGCGGCGTCCGGCGACTCGATGACCGACATGGGGTCGATCTTCAACAAGGTTGCAGCCCAGGGCAAAGCCGACACGGAGGACATCCGGCAGCTCGCCGACCGCGGCATCCCGATCTGGCAGGCGCTCGCGAACGAGATCGGTGTTCCGGTGTCGAAGGTGCAGGACCTCGCGTCCCAGGGCAAGATTTCGTTCCAGCAGTTCGAGCAGGCGGCGTCGTCCGCGTCGGGCAACGTGGCGGCCGCCATGGGGCAGACGCTCTCGGGCAGCTTCGCCAACCTCAAGGCGTCTCTGGGCCGGATCGGTGCGGGGTTTGAGGGTGGCATCTTCTCCCACATCGCGCCCCTGCTACAGGGGGTTACTGCCGCGCTCGGGCCGCTCGAGGCGAAAGCGACCGCCCTGGGCAACTGGCTCGGGTCCAAGATCGGACCGATTCTTGATCAGGTGTCGGCGAAGCTGCAGAGCCTCAAAGACGGGTTCGGATCATTGTCGTCTGGGTCGGCTGGGGTCGTTTCCGCTCTGGGCCTGGTCGGGGGCGCGTTCGCAGCGCTGGGCGCCGGCGGACTCGCCGCCTACTTGGGGCAGTTCGGGACTCTCACCAAACTGCTTCCCGGCCTGAGCGGCCTCCTAGGGGCGCTCGGGTCTCCGATCGGCATCGCCGCGGCCGCGTTCGCCGGCCTCGCTCTCTCCGGTGGGGACGTGTCTGGGGCGATGGACTCCATCACCGGTGTGATCGTCAATATCGCTGGGGCGATCCCTGGGCTGGTGTCGAAGATCACTGATGCTGTCCCTGGCATCGTGCAGGCATTCGTGGGGCTGATCCCGGATCTGCTGCAGTCTGGCGTGCAGCTCGTCACTGCCCTGGTGAATGGGCTGACGATGGCGCTCCCGGCACTCGTGCAGGGCGCCGTCGCGATCGTGCAGGGTCTGCTGTCCGGCATCGTGGCTGCGCTGCCACAGATCATTACCGCGGCGGTGGCACTGGTGACGGCTCTGGTGCAGGGGCTCGTCTCGATGCTGCCCATGCTGGCGACGTCGGCGCTGCAGCTCGTCATGGGCCTGGCGACGGCTCTGATCGCGGCACTCCCGCAGATCATCGCCGCGGCGATCCAGCTGGTGATGGCGCTGATCCAAGGCCTGATCCAGATGCTGCCGCAGCTCGTGACGACGGCGATCCAGCTCGTCCTCGGTCTCGTGACCGGTCTCATCCAGATGCTGCCCCAGCTGATCACTGCGGCGATCCAATTGGTGACGTCCCTGATCACGGGGCTGATCGGCATGATCCCACAGCTGATCCAGGCTGCCATCCAGCTCGTGCTCGGCCTGGTCACTGGCCTGGTCCAGGCGCTGCCGCAGCTGATCGCGGCCGCCCCACGGCTCATCTCCGGGATCATCTCGGGCCTGATCTCGAATCTGGGCCAGATCATCTCGGCCGGCATCCAGCTGATCGTCGCCCTCGCCGTCGGACTCGTGAGAGCGATCCCGCAGCTGATCGGAGCGACTCCGCAGATCATCTCAGCTCTCTTCGCCGCGTTCAAGAACGTGGACTGGGGGTCGATCGGTAGCCAGCTCATCAACGGGATCAAACAGGGCGTGAAGGACGCCGCCGGCGCCCTGATCGGTGCCGCGAAGGACGTGGCAAAGCAGGCATGGGAGGGCGTCAAATCCTTCCTGGGCATTCACTCGCCGTCGCGTCTGATGCGCACCACCGTGGGCGTGCAGTTCGTCCGCGGATTCGCTGGTGGGATCGAGGATGAAGCGTCGTCGGCGGCCGAGTCTGCTGAGACGATGGCGCGGGTGGCCGCGGACCGTGCTCGCAGTGTTGCGGTGAGTGCTGCAGCGAACGTGTCTGCAAGCGGGATGCCTACCCCTGCAGCCGATGGGAAGGGGGCTTCGGTGGTGCAGAACATCTATCCGCAGCAGGACGATCCGCGTGTCCAGGCTCGGGCGTGGAACCGCGAGGCACAGCGCGCATTCGCAGGGAGTTCATGATGGTTTCGATATCGCTGGCTGGGATCGTGTTCCCTGGTGGGGAGGGCTGGTCTGGTGGCTGGTTTGCGCAGTCGCTCTCAGACTGGTTCTCCCTCTCGGATGCGAAATCGGATGAGGTGGAGCGCCCGCAGGCGCATGGAGCGTTCGATCCTGGGACGGATTGGCGCAGTGGCGCAGTGCGGACGCTCACAGTCGGATTCATTGGAAACTATGCCGACCTTGAGACGGCTCTGCGCGACCTGAATGGGCGCTGCGCGGCACCGGATGGGCTCGTGCAGCTCGTGGTGGATTCCGGGGCGAGCGTGACTCATGCGGATGTATCAGTGCGTCACATCGACCCGCCTAATGTGAGGGCAGGGGCGCGGCGCGTCGAGGGAATCCAGATCGATATGTTCTGCCCCGATCCGCGGATCTTCGGCATCGACGTGACGGCATCGACGGGTCTGCCGATTCCAGGGACGGGGGTGGTGTTCCCGTTCGCGTTCCCAGCCGTGTTCGGGGAGCCGGGGAACCCGGGGCGGGTGCAGTTCACGAATGCGGGTACGGCTCCGACTGCGCTGCGATTCCGTGTCGCGGGCGGCATGTCGCAGGGGTTCTCGCTGAAGTGCATCGAGTCGTCGGATGTGCTGACGATGCTGCGTCCGATCCCCGATGGTTCATTCGTGACGTTGGATGCGTCGGACGGGTCGGTGCTGCTGGATGGGGTGTCTCCGATCTCGGGATTCCTCATCGAGGATGACTGGTGGCAGGTGAATCCGGGGGAGACGTGCACGATCCAATTCGAGGCGCTAGGCGAGGTGACGGGCAGCCCGCAGCTGCAGGTCACCGGCGCCCCAGCGTGGTTCTAAGGAGGCTGTATGCGTGTTCGTATCGGTGATCTGCGCAGTGGCCGGCGGATCCTTGACCTGCCGTTCATGACCGCGTCGTGGACTGACGTGCTCAATGACGCGGAAGACATCCGCGCCAAAGTGACGCTGAATGACCGGCAGATTCGGCAGCTCGACCTGTACAACGCATCCCTGCCGGGCAAAACGTTCATCGTGGTCGAGGACGAGCAGCTCACAGTCGGTGGCATTGTTTGGTCGCGCAACTATGACCGTGATGCGGGCACGCTGGAACTGATCGGCAAAGGGATCTGGTCATGGCTTGACCATCGGGTAGTGCTCCCACCGATGGCGGACACTGACCGAGTGACGAATGAGGATGGGTCAGCGAACGTAGCGTTTGATACCGGTTTCTCGAATGCTGACTACAGCGACATTGCTCGTGGCATTGTGGCGCAGATGATGTCGTGGGATGGCGGTTCGATGCCGGTCGTCCTGCCCGCGATTCTTGGCGGCACGCACACGGAGAATTATACGGGTGCCGAGCTGAATCTCGCTGGTGACATGATGCGCAACCTGACCGGTTTGGAGGACGGGCCAGACATTCGGTTTGTGCCGCGCCGCACTGCTGATGGTCTCGGCTACGAATGGCTCCTTATGGTTGGGGCACCACGGATCACGTCGACCACGGTCACCGAGTGGGACATGTCCGTTCCGAAGACCCCGATCACTGGGCTGACGGTGCAGGAGGATGCGTCGTCGATGGCTGCACAGGTGTGGGCATCTGGTGGTCGAGGGTCGGACAGTGCCCTGATTGAGCGGGTGCGAGACGAGACGACCCTCGGACAGGGGTTCCCTCTGTTCGAGAAGGTCAAGTCTTTGTCGAACACGGTCAAGGATCCGGCGACGGCGATCCGGCATGGCATGGAAGAGGTGCGCACGTCGCAGGCTCCGACACAGGTGTGGGATTTCAAGGTGCGCCGCGACAACAGGTTGGGGATTTACGGTGCCGGGTTCCCGTGCAGGATCAAAACGCACGGTGACCCGTTCATTCCTGACGGGTGGCATGACCGGCGCATCATGGCCATGTCTGGCAGCTCAGATTCAGACGACATCACGATCAAAACTGCGGAGGTTTACGATGGCTGATCCTCAGGTTTCCACGGCCGATCTGGCAGTGCTCAAGGGCCTGCTTGACGGCCTCTCGCAACGGGTGCGGGAGCTGGAGAAGCCGACGGCGACTCAGTTCAATCAGACGGTCGCGAAGATGCTAGACATTATCAATAACATCAATAGCATCGTGGCTGCGTCGATCGCGCAGACCTCATATTCGGCGGCGACGATCGATTCGAAGGACACGTCGGTCCTGTCGCAGGCGAAGTCGTATGCAGACACCAAGGAGCCTGCGATAGGCGTACTGCCACCGGTGAAGGGTGGCACTGGGTCGAACAATTCTTACAACATCGACCTGGGCTCCACGACGCGGCGTGCGTCGTGGGTGTCTGATGCGGGTGTGCTCGGCACGGCGCTCTCCTCCGAGAAGATCAAGCAGGACGTCGTCCCCACCTCGGTCACCGAAGCAGACCTGCGGGCCGCGCGAATCGTGGACTTCCGCTACATTGCGGCGGTGGAGGCACAGGGGGATGCTGCCCCTGTGGAGATCGGTGTGATCGCCGAGCAGGTGGAGGGCCACGTCCCCGACCGGATGCTGTACCGCGACGAAGAAGGCGCGGTCGTCGGCTTCGAATACGCGCTCAGCGGTGTCCTCGCGTGGCGGCTCGGTCAGATCGTCGCCGACCGGGTCGACGAGCTCACCGCCACGGTCACTGCCCAGGCTGACTTGATCACTGACCTCTCTGCACGAATCGACGCTCTTGAAGGGAGCAAGGAATGACGCTTCGACCAGGATGGCCCGCCGTTAGTGGTGCCGCATCGCAGTTCGACATTCGGGGTGGGCTGCGCGCCACCGTCGCACAAGACGCCGCCGGGAACGTGAAGACGGGTGTGGCCGTGAACGCGCAGACGCAGTCCGCGCTCGTGTCGGCACGCACCGACATGAAGGTCGACGTGGCAGCATTCGATGCGGTGCTCGACCGCTACGGGCCCGTGTTCGTCCGCCACGAGGGCGTCGACCAGGTGACGCTGACGGCCGCACCGACAGCGAACCAACGCATCGACAGTGTCTGGGTGCGTCAGCAGGAGACCGCCTCCCCCGTCTCGGATGCCGCCAACGGCCCGCTCTTCGGCGTGTCGAAGGGCACCGCGTCAACGTCACCGGTCGCCCCGGCGATCCCTGCGGGTGCGATGCGCCTCGCTGACGTGCAGATCCCGTCGACGGCGACGGCCACGAACTCGGCCGGTGTGACGATCACGCAGCGCTACGATTTCACTGCCTCACAGGGCGCAACGCTCACGTTCCGTACCAAAACCGACCTGCAGGCGTGGGCCGGGTGGGACGGGCAGAAAGCCTGCGTCATCGCCGACCCGACCGTCGCCAACACTGGCGATTACGTGAGCTCTGCAGGCGTCTGGGTGCCGCTCCAGGGAGTGTGCGGGGGAGGTGTCCTCACCACGGTCGTTCCGGTCAGGTGGATACGTGTCGGTAATACGGTGACGCTCTATGGTGTCGTGCGCATGCCGGATGAGTGGAACGGATGGTCGCCGACCGCAAACAACTCGGCATGCACCTTGCCGTTCCCGCCCGCCGCGACCGCGCGCGCGACGATCTGGACGCAGTGGAACAAGGGAGCCGTGCTCAACATGAACGCCGGCGACACGACCGCCACAATCGGGTCTGGCGGCACTACGTCCGACTGGCCGGGGCAGAAAAATGAGTTCTACATCAACGGCGCGGCCTACCTCGCAGGTTAGGCTGCGAGGTAGACGAGGTTGGGGATCCAGAAGTCACCTGTTAACTTTGTGGGGTAGGAGTTCTGCAGCAGGCCGCCCGTAGTGATGTTGCAGATCATCAGTGCTTCATTGGGGCCTATCGCAATGACCGTGCGGACCGCCTCACGTGGAGGTACCGCGAGGGTCGCGATCGTCGTCGCACCGACGCCTGTCGCACCGACGTTAAACCCACCTGAGAGAATGACGCTCCCCCCAGCGAGGACCCCCTTCAAACCTGTAGTGCCGCCGTTGCCCCAGTACTGGGTGATGGCGACGTCGGCTACGGCGTTCCTCCCCCAGACGCCTGCAGAGCTCACGTAATCGCCAGTATCGGGGCGACTTTCCGCACTGTGCCACCACCATGAATCTACCCGAGACAGGAGTCTCAATGCCATCTGAAGTCACGTCGACCGGCTCGTACAGCGTCCCTTTCAGTGAGGTGCTGTCCGAATTGCATGGCACGCTCAAATCGGTGGATGTGAAGGTCGACGAGCTGGGGCGGCGGCAGGACAAAACCGACCTCATTCTGGAGCAGCTCACCCAGACCACTGTGTCGCAGAAGGCGCTTGAGGTGACGGTGATGACCCTCGACAAGAGGGTGTCGCTGCTCGAGGCTACAAAGCCGATGACCATGCCGCAGCGGGTATCGCTCTGGGTGTCGCTCATCGCTGGCCTGATGGGCACGATCGGCCTGATCGGGCTGCTCATCAAACTCGCCGTCTGACCGCCCCACTGATCCCCACCAAGCCTCGCTGTCGCGGGGCTTTCGTCGTTAAAGGAGGCCCATCGTGGCTATTGAAGGTGTTGATTACAGCTGGGCACGGCCCGGTGGTGCGAAGTTGCAGGCGAACGGCAAGTCGTTTGCGGTGCGCTACCTGCACGCATCAGGCAAGGGGCTCAGCAACGCTGAGATCGCGGATCTACGGGCGCATGGTATCCAGATCGCTGTGGTCTACGAGGCCGGCGCCAAGTCGTTCCTCGGGCACGGGGCAGGGGCTGCGCAGGCGCGCACGGCACAGGCCCTGCTCAACGGTTTGAGCCTGTCATCCTCACTGCCGATCTATTTCGCGGTGGACTGGGACGCCTCCGAGGCCGATCAGACTGGTATTGATGAGGCGCTGCGTGGTGCCGCCTCAGTGATCGGTGCCGGCCGGGTTGGCATCTACGGCGGCTACTGGCCGGTCAGCCGTGCGCAGGCGCATGGGACCGCGCGCTGGCTGTGGCAGACCTACGCCTGGTCTGGTGGCCACGTCGCCGCCGGTATCCACCTCTACCAGTGGCAGAACGGTGCCTGGAGCGGCTCTGTGGACTTCACCCGGGCGCTGCAGGCAGAGTTTGGGCAGTCGGCCACGCAGCGGTTCCGAGTGCGTCTCCCGGCATCGCTGACCGCGATCGCGGCCGCGCTCGGTGTGGGGGTGGCGGCACTGACCGGCCTGAACCCCGGCCTGGGCCCAGACAGTGTGGTGCAGCCGGGCACGGAGATCGTCGCCCCGCCCGAGGCGAATGAGCAGCACGACTCGCAGGATCTCGTCGAACCCGACCAGCAGCCGGCCACGCCGGCCCCGGTGCCGTCTGCTGGCGGGTCGGTGGTGGTGCGCGCCGGCGACACGCTTTCCGGCATCGCGGCCCGCAACGGCACCACATGGCAGGCCCTGGCTGCCTTGAACGGCTTGTCGAATCCGAACCGCATCTACGTGGGCCAGGTGCTGCGTCTGACCGGGATGGCTGCGACTCCCACCCCGGCGGCGTCGGGTGTGCATGTGGTGCGGCGCGGGGAGACCCTGTCCGGGATCGCCGCCTCGGCTGGCACCACCTGGCAAGCCCTCGCCCGGCTGAACTGGCTCGCGAATCCGAATCGCATCTACGTGGGCCAGCACATCCAACTGGCCGGCACCGCGTCGACGGTGCGGGCTGGGACCTGGTACACGGTCCGCCGCGGCGACACGCTCTCTCACATCGCGGCCCGGTTCGGGACGCGCGTGCAACAGCTGCAGCGCTGGAACTCGATCCAGAATCCGAATCTCATCATCGCCGGCCGCCTCATCCGCGTCCGCTGAAAGGAAGCATCATGTCCATCATCACCAAGACCCAGGGGTGGCTCACCCCAGGCCGCCGGCAGGCGATCCAGGCCGCCGGCGTCACCATCGTGACCGCCCTCCAAACCGTGGGGGTGATCACCGACTCGCAGGGGCAGTCCGTGCTCAACCTCACCGCCGGCGCCCTGTCGGTGCTGCTGGCCATCCTGGCTCTGGTGCACCTGTCGCCGGACCAGCAGGCCACCTGGCTGTCCACCAGCCTCCGCGCGACCGTCTACGGGCTCGCCGCGGTGATCGGGGCCACTGCGGTGGCCTTCGGGCTCACCTCGCAGGACCACGTCGCACAGATCCTGGCCGTGGTGTCGACGGTGCTGACGATCATCCAGGCGCTGGTCGCCGTCGTCAACGCCCCCACCGACACCACGCAGACGGTCGCCGCGGCGGTGGGAGAGCCGACCGGCATCGACCAGGCCGGCCCCATCGAGTCGGTCAACGAGCCGGTCACAGCCTCTGTGCCCACTCCGGCCGCCTAACACCTCTCGCTCTAGCGCCCCGTCTCACCCTTCACCGGGTGAGGCGGGGCGCTTTCCTGCGTTAACGGGGTGGGTAGCGGCGAAGGCGTTGGTGCACGCTCGCCGTGGTGATGTCGCTGGCCTGGGCGATCGACCAAGCG